TGGTGAGCCCGCCTCTGGTGAGGATGGAGCCGCTGCCGCCAGCACCACTCCCGAACAGCCCCAGGAGCCCGCTGCTGAGGAGCAGCCCGCAACGGAGGGCAAAACCAAAAACGGCAAAAGCCGTAAAAACTAATTTCAGAAAGGAAGTTTTGAATTATGCCTAACACTAAGTTTGACGCTAAGAGCTTTAATCCCCAGGCGTTCAAGTATCTGGTGGACCGTGTACCCCGTGAGCGCCTGAACGAAATCCGCAAGTCCCGTGTCCTGGTAGGCAACCCCGACATCCGTGAGGTGTTTGCCTCTCAGAACGGCACCGGCTACGCCCGCATTGCCATGCGTGGTCTGCTGGACGGCGATGCCGTGAACTATGACGGCCAGACCGACATCACCGCAACCAGCACCAAGACCTTTGAGCAGGGCGTGGTTGTCATTGGCCGTGCCAAGGCTTGGGTGGAGCGTGACTTCTCCCATGACATCACCGGCGGTGTTGACTTCATGGACAATGTTGCTGCCCAGGTTGCCGAATACTGGGAGGACATTGACCAGGACACTCTGCTGGCCATCCTCAAGGGTGTTTTCTCCATGACCGGCGGCAAGAACGCTGAGTTTGTTGAAAAGCACACTTTGGTTGTGGACGGCCCCATGGAGGGCACCACTCTGAACAGCGCCACCTCCAAGGCTTGTGGTGATCGCAAGAAAAAGTTTGCCATGGTGTTCCTGCACTCTGATGTGGCCACCAATCTGGAAAACCTCAACCTGCTCACCAACCTCAAGTACACCGATGAAAAGGGTGTCACCCGTGATCTGACCCTGCACTCCTGGAATGGCAAGCTTGTCATTGTGGATGACAGCATGCCTGTTGATACCTCCGGTGATGAGCCCATCTATACCACTTATGTGCTGGGTGAGGGCTCCATCAACTTTGAGGACATCGGTGCCAAGGTGCCCCATGAGATGGCCCGTGACCCCAAGACCAACGGCGGCCAGGACACTCTCTACACCCGCCAGCGCAAGTGCTTTGCGCCTTTCGGTATCTCCTACGAAAAGACCAGCCAGGCCAGCCTCTCTCCCACCAATGAGGAGCTGGAGAACGGTGCCAACTGGGCTCTGGTCCACTCTGGTGAAACTGAGGAGGCCCAGCGCTCCTATATCACCCACAAGGCCATCCCCATCTGCCGCATCCAGTCCAAGGGCTAAGGTGAGCGGCCATGACCGTCTATGAGGCCGCTGTGGCCCGGCTGGCCATGCTGGGCTACACCGTCACCGATGATGACACAACCGGCCTTGAGCTTTTAATCAGCCAGTGTGAGCAGGAAATCCTCCTTGAGATCAACCACAAGGAGATGCCCAAGGGGCTTTTCTATGTGCACGCTGATAAAGTGGCCGGTCAATTCCTCTTTGACAAGAAAGCCGCCGGGCAACTGGACGGTGTGGAGGGCTTTGACTTCTCTGCACCGGCCAAGAGCATCACGGAGGGTGATGTGTCTGTCACCTTTGCTGGAGCCAGTGATGGTGCCAGCACAGCAGAGGCACGCTTTGATGCCATGCTGGACAGGCTCATCCACCCCTCTGAGAGCATCCTGGCCGCTTTTAGGAGGCTGCGGTGGTAATTTCCCCCGCCTACAAAAAGGCCATCCAGAGCCTCTGGGATGGCCGGGCAACGGTCACCGTGCTGGATGGGGAGCTCAACCCCGCCAATGGCCGCACGGAGCCCAAGGAGCGTGTGACCGTCAGTGATGTGCCATGCCGCATCTCTTTCAAAACCGTTGAAAACACGGAGCCTGTGGATGAGGCCGCCCAGGTGGCCCAGACTGTAACACTGTATATTGACCCTGCTGTGGACATCCCGGCAGGGTCAAAAATTACTGTCACACAGGATGGCGTGACCTGCGATTATGAGCGGAGCGGAAAACCTGCGGTCTATACGGCCCACAAGGAAATCCAGCTTGTTCTTTTCAAGGGCTGGGCCTAAGAGATAGGAGGACCCCCATGGCAGAGATCAATTTCAACTCCATTTTTGACGGCGTGAGCCTTGCGCTGCACGCCGCTTTTCCTGCCAGCAAAGTGCATGGCGGGAGCGTAAAACAGGGACTTTCCCCTGGTGACTTTAATGTGGTCATCCCCAGAGCTGAACACACCAAAGAGGTGGGCCAGCGTTACAAGCGCAGCCCCTTTGTGGATGTTATATATTACCCGGTAAGCGGTGCGGCAGATTGCTATGACAAAGCAGACCAGCTCACCCAACTGCTGGGTAGTATCAAAACTCCACAGGGTGACACCATCCACGCCACATCTACGGATTGGCAGGTGGATGATGGTGTGCTGCATGTTTTCCTGCGGTATGATCACAGCATCTTTATTGTGCAGACGCATGACCTCATGGAAACTCTGCACATCGAACAGGAGGGCTAAAAGGCTATGGCTAAGACTGAAACCAAAGCGGAACAGGCGGCGGCTACCTACACCAAGGCACAGTTGACCGCCTCCAAGAAATATGCCAACCAGCGGGACATTATCAGCGCCCTGCTGGACGATGGCAAGGCCTACACCTTGGATGAGGTGGATGCGCTGATTAACAAGTACATGAAAGGTAAGGTGAAATAATATGGCTCTTGGCGGAGGCACCTGGCTGACCCAGAACAAGGTTTTGCCGGGCACTTATGTCAATTTCACCAGCGTGGCAAAGGCATCCGCTACTCTGTCCAACAGAGGCTATGCGGCTGCACCCTTTGCTCTGAGCTGGGGCCCGGAGGGTGAGGTTTTTGCTGTCACCTCCGGCGATTTTCAGAAAAACAGCAAGGTCATCTTTGGCTATGCCTATGACCACCCCAAGATGCTGCCCCTGCGTGAGATTTTCCTGCACGCCACCACCGTCTACTGCTACCGCCTGGGCACTGGTGCTGTCAAAGCTGCTTGTGCGCTGGCTACTGCAAAGCACCCCGGTGTGCGTGGCAATGATCTGACCATCAAGGTGGCCGCTAATGTGGACAATGATGGCATGCTGGATGTCAGCACCTATCTGGACGGCATCTGTGTGGACACTCAGACCGTCAGCACGGCTGCTGATCTGGTGGCCAATGACTTTGTGGCCTTTAAGAGTGACGCAGCTCTGGAGGCTACTGCGGGCACTCCTCTGACCGGCGGCTCCGATGTTGCGGAGATCACCGGCGATGCACACCAGGCTTTCCTGGATGCCGTGGAGGCCTATGCTTTCAACACCCTGTGCTGCCCTGTGGCAGATGCCACCACGGTGCAGCTCTATGCTGCCTACACCAAGCGTCTGCGTGATGAGCTGGGCGCTAAATTCCAGTTGGTGGCATGGCAGCCCAATGCTGACTATGAGGGCGTGATTGGTGTGTGGAACACCTCCACCCACGCCACCATTGCCGGTGTTGAGGAGCACGCCATTGTGTACTGGGCCGCAGGTGCCCATGCTGGCGTTGCTGTCAACAAGTCCCTCACCAACAGCAAGTATGATGGTGAGCTGATCGTTGACACCGACTACACCCAGGTGGAGCTTGAGGCCGCCATCAAGGCTGGCAAATTCATGTTCCACAATGTCAACGGTGTCACCCGTGTCCTGGATGACATCAACACCCTGCTCACTCTGAGTGACACCAAGGGTGCTGTGTTCCAGAGCAACCAGACCATGCGTGTGTGTGACCAGATCGCCAATGATGTGGCTGTCCTGTTCAACACCCGCTATGTGGGCACCGTTCCCAATGATGCCTCTGGCCGTTCCTCTCTGTGGAATGATATTGTCAAGCTCATCCAGGAGCTTGAGAAAATCCGTGCCGTTGAGGACTTCGATGAGAACACCGTGACCTGCACCCAGGGCGACACCAAAAAGGCCGTTGTCTGCAACATGGACGGCCTCAACATTGTCAATGCCATGGGCCAGCTCTACATGAGCGTTATTATCCAGTAAGGGAGGGAGAAACATGTCTAATCCTACCATGAACACCCAGGATGCCGTGAGCGCCAACTTTGCTGAGTGCTTTGTGACGCTGAAAGGCACCCGCTACTCCATGCTGATGGCCAAGGAGTTTGAGGGCAAGGCCTCCCTCACCACTAAGGAGGTTTACCGTCTGGGCAACCCCGTTGTGGGCCACAAGCCCCAGACCGTGGCCCTGGCTTTCTCCATGACCATCTACAAGTGCACGGAAATCTTTGATGAGGTCATTGATGAGTTTATCAAGACTGGCGTGATGCCCACCTTTGACATCCAGACCTCCAATGATGACCCTGCCACCTCTGTGGGCCGCAGCACCAAGATTTACAACGGCTGTGTGCTGGACGGTGATGTGCTGCTGTCCATGTTCAACGCAGAGGGTGAATTTGTTGAGCAGACCATTGAGGGCTACTGTGACAGCATCACCAGACCCGAAAAGCACACCAACCCCGCCTATATGTAAGGGCGGCACCAACTAAAGGAGGAAATCATCTATGAGCAACCTGTCCGCTTTTATGCGTTCCAATGTCAAAACCGTTGAAAATGTGCGCTATGCCGCCTCCACCCGTATCACGGGGGAGGACGGCAAGCCCATTGAGTGGGAAATCTGCTGCATCACGGCTGATGAGTATTCCCGCATCCGCAGCGCTTGCATCAAGCAGGTGCAGGTGCCGGGCAAGAAAAACCAGTTTACCCAGCAGCTTGACACTCACACTTTCCAGGCCAAAGTTGCGGCCCGGTGCACTGTGTTCCCCGACTTGAACAGCGCCGACCTCCAGAACGATTGGGGCGTTATGACCCCCCATGAGCTGCTGGGCAAGCTGCTCACTGCCGGTGAGTTTGATGACTATGTGACGGAGTGTTTCCAGGTCAACGGCTTTAAGACGGAGGGTGAGCTGGTTGATGAGGCAAAAAACTGATAAAGGACGGTGACCCATACGCAAACTATGCACATTTCTGTCTGCAAAAGTTTGGGTGGGAGCCGTCCAAGTTTTTGGCCTTGCCAATCAATGAGCGTGCTTTTGTGATCGCCTCTATTGACACCCGCTGTGAGGCGGAGCGCAAGAAAAAGGCGGAATTGGAAAGCAAAGCAAAATCCAAAAAGTGATAGCTCCCGCCCTCTGATACGGGGCGGGAGTTTTTCCCTAAAAAGGTGGTGAAACCATGGCAAGTATCAGATCGCAGATGGTGCTCAATGACGGCATGAGCTCCGTACTCAGAAAAATCACAAGTGCATTAGACACCACCCTCAATGCTTTTGAGCAGGTCCAGCGGGCCTCTGGGCGTGCTGTGGATGCCGCAGAAATTGCACAAGCACGGTCTGCGCTTGTGGGAGCCAATGCCGAAATCACAGAAATGGCGGAGGGCTACCGCAGAGCTGCGGAACAAGAGGAAAAGCTAAACCATGGCCTCCGCACTGGCAGCGCAGCAGCAGGAGATTTGCTGGGCAAGGTCAAAAACATTGTGGCCACGCTTGGTGTTGCTGCCGGTATTAAGCAACTGGTTGGGCTGTCTGACCAGATGACCAGCACCACCGCCCGCCTCAGTTTGATGGTGGATGACGGCGGCAGCGTCACTGATCTGGAAAACAAGATCATGGCCTCCGCTCAGCGCTCCAGAGCCAACTATCTGGACACGGCCAGCGCCATCGCAAGCATGGGCGCAAATGCTGGCAATGCTTTCTCCGGCAATGATGAGCTCATTGCTTTCATGGAGCAGGTCAATAAGCAGTTTGTCATTGGCGGTGCTACCGCACAGGGGCAGTCCGCCGCAATGCTCCAGCTCACCCAGGCCATGGCCGCCGGTGCTCTGAGGGGTGAGGAGTTAAACTCCATCCTTGAGAACGCCCCCGGCATTGCCAGAGCCATTGAGAGCTACATGGGCGTGGCGGAGGGCTCTATCAAGAAATATGCGGAGGAGGGCAAGATCACCGCTGAGGTGGTCAAGAACGCCCTCTTTGCTGCCGCAGAGGACACCTATGATGAAATGGGCAACTTGATTGAGGGCACCAATTCCAAGTTTGAAAGCATGCCCATGACCTGGGCCCAGGTGTGGACCAACATGCAAAACCAGGCGCTTGCTGTGCTCAACCCCATCCTCACAAAAATCAATCAGATTGCCAATAGTGACGATTTCAACACCTTGGCCAACGGAGCCATCACTGCTTTTGGTACACTGGCCGCCGTTCTGAGCGGCTGCTTGGACCTTGTTGTGGCCGTTGGCTCCTTTATGGTTGAAAATTGGAGCTGGTTGGGTCCCATCATTGGCGGCGTTGTCACCGCCATGCTGGCCTACCACGGGGCGCTGCTGGCCGTCAACATTGCTGAGGGCATCCACAACGGTCTGGCGGCTTTATCCGCTGCCCGCTCTGCCTTAAAGACCGGCGCAACCCTTGCGGAGGCAGCGGCTACAACCACGGCCACCGGCGCACAGGTTGGCCTCAATGCCGCTTTGCTGGCCTGTCCCATTACCTGGATTATCTTGGCGGTCATTGCACTCATTGCCGCAATCATTGCCGTCTGCAACTGGATTGCAAAGACCACAGGCGTGGCCTCCAGTTTCTTTGGTGTCATTACTGGCGGCATCAATGTGGCCATCCAAGCGGTGAAAAATGCTGCTCTGGTGGTGGCCAATGTGGCGCTGGGCATCTGGAACGCTCTGGGAGCCGTGTGCTCCAATATCGGCACCGCTTTCCACAATGTCATTGCCAATGTGCAAGGTTGGTTTTATGGCCTCCTGGCCACGGCCTTGACCGTTGTGGAGGGCATCTGTGCAGCTTTGAACAAGCTGCCTTTTGTTGAGTTTGATTACTCCGGCATCTCCGCCAAGGCGGATGAGTATGCCGCCAAGTCTGCTGAGGCCTACGGCAGCACTGAGGAGTACACCAGCGTGGGTGATGCTTTCAGTAAGGGCTTTAATACCTTTGACACTTTCACCGATGGGTGGGCAAGTGACGCTTTCCAGGCGGGTGCCTCCTGGGGTGATGGTGTGGCTGACAAAGTGGGCAACATGTTTGACTTTGATCTGGGAGCCGCTGGAGCGGACACCGGGGCCTTTGCCCTTGACCAGATCGCCTCTGATACTGGCAGCATCGCTGACAGCACCGGCGGCATGGCGGATGCTCTGGAGGTTAGCTCTGAGCAGCTTGAGTATCTGCGGGACATCGCAGAGCGTGAGGCGGTCAACCGTTTCACCACCGCAGAGGTCAAGATTGACATGACGGGCATGACCAACCGCATTGACGGCAACGCTGATCTGGACGGCGTGCTCACTACGCTCACAGACGGCTTTGCAGAGGCGCTGGTGACTGCCGCTGAGGGGGTGCATGAATGAGTTACACCTGTTATTTAGGCGGTGTGGAGGTGCCTATCCCGGCCAAGCTCACCGTCAAGATCAAGAACAAAAACAAAACACTCATCCTGCTCAATGAGGGTGAGATCAATTTCCTCCGCTCACCCGGTCTGTCTGAGATCGTGCTGCCGCTGACGCTCCCCATGCTTGGCGGCAGCCGGTCCCCGGACTATTACCTGGGCATCCTTGAGAAGTTGAAAACCTCCAAGGAAACCACCCGTTTCATCCTTGTGCGTGTGGCACCCAATGGCCGGACCCTGTATGACACCAACATGCAGGTGAGTGTGGAGGACTACAACATTGTGGAGGATGCCAAAGATGGCCTGGATGTCCGGGTGGATGTCAACCTCAAGCAGTGGCGGAGCTACGGCACCAAGACTGTGGTGGTTGAACAGCCCAAGGAGCAGACCAAGCCCAAGACAGTGACCGTGGAACAGGAGCGGGATAAACCCACGGCACCCAAGGCCAAGACCCACACCGTTGTGAGAGGTGACACCCTCTGGGGCATTGCCAAAAAGTATTATGGCAACGGTGCCCAGTACACCAAAATCTACAACGCCAACAAGGACAAGATCAAAAATCCCAACCTCATCTATGTGGGGCAGGTGTTCACCATCCCATGAGTTATGAGCTGCTGATACAACACGGGACCAAGATCATGTACCCGCCGGTGGTTGAGGGTGTGACCATCGAATGGGAACGCCAGGGCCAGCCCGGCAAGCTCACCTTTGAGGTGGTCAAGACGGACGGCCTCAGCTTTCAAGAGGGGGACCCCTGCCGCTTTTCCGTGGACGGCACCCCCATGTTTTATGGCTTTGTTTTTGAGAAATCCCGCAAGGGCAGCAACCCGAATGTCATCAAGTGCACGGTGTATGACCAGCTCTACTATCTCAAAAACAAGGACACCTATGTGTATTCCAACAAGACGGCGGCGGAGGTTATCCGCATGATTGCGGAGGACTTCCAGCTCAATGTTGGTGGTCTGGAGGACACCGGCTACAAGATCGCCAGCCGGGTGGAGGACAACCAAACCCTCTTTGACATCATCCAAAATGCTTTGGATGAAACCCTCAAGGCCACCAAGCAGATGTATGTGCTCTATGATGCAGTTGGCAAGCTGACCCTCAAGAACATTGGCAGCATGAAATTGGGCCTGCTCATTGATGAGGACACCGCCGGTGATTATGACTATAAAAGCTCCATTGCATCCCAGACCTATGACAAGATCAAGCTGGCCTATGAGAACAAGGACACCGGCGTGCGTGAAATCTACATTGCACAGGACGGCTCCAGCATCAACCAGTGGGGTGTGCTGCAATACTATGAGAAACTGGACAACGCCACCAATGCCAAGGCCATGGCGGATGCCCTCCTCAGCCTCTACAACACCAAGACCCGCACGCTCAAGCTGCAAGATGTCCTTGGTGATGTCCGGGTAAGGGCGGGCACCCTGCTGGTGGTCATGCTTGGTCTGGGTGACATCAATGTGTCCAATTTTCTCATGGTGGAGCAGGTAAAACACTCTTTCAAGGATGGGCAGCACCTCATGGAGCTCAAGATGCGAGGTGGTACATTTGTCACTTGATGCCAATGAGCTGGTCCGTTTGGTAAAGCGGGCGGCTGTGGAGGCCGTCCTGGCGGGCAATCCCATGAGTGTCTGCTTTGGCACCGTGACCTCCGCCTCTCCGCTCAAGATCATGGTGGACCAGAAAAAAACCTTGACGGCTGCCCAGCTCATCCTCACCAACAATGTGCGGGATTTCTCTGTTGAGATGACCGTGGACCACACAACCGATGCGGCCAGCGGCGGCTCCGGGGATGCCTCCTTTGCATCCCACCGGCACGGCTACACTGGCCGCAAAAAGTTTAAGGTGCACCTTGGCCTCAAGACCGGGGAAAAGGTCATCCTGCTCCGCTGTGACGGCGGGCAAAAATTCATTGTCCTGGACAGATGGGAGGCGTTGAGCTAATGGCTACTTTACCGACAACTGGAGAAAACATTGACCTCATCAACTTCACGATGGAGGAGCAGCCCAGCTATACCCACAAGCTGGACATTGACCGCAACAGGGTGAGCGGCATGACTGACAACCAGGATGCGCTCATCCAGGCGGTATATCTCATCTTGAATGTGGAGCGCTATGTGTACCCCATCTATTCCCACAACTATGGCGTGGAGCTTGCTGATCTGATAGGCCAGCCCAAAGATTACGCCATGAGTGAGGCAAAGCGCCGCATCACGGAGGCTTTGATGCAGGATGACCGCATCACTGCTGTGGATGATTGGAGCTTTGAAACGGGCAAAAAATGGGTCCTGGCGCATTTCACCGTTTACACCATTTATGGTGAGGTGGAGGTCACAAAGGAGGTTGAGATTTAACCATGTATGAAAACATGACCTATGAGGCGCTTTTGCAAAGCGCTCTGGCCAGGGTGTCCCCCACCATCGACAAGCGGGAGGGCTCCATGGTTATGAATGGCGTGGCCCCGTCCATGGCGGAGCTGGCCCAGCTTTACATTGGGCTTGACTTCGTTTTCCAGGCCACATATCTGCTCACGGCTCCCCGTGAGTATCTTATCCAGCGGGCCAGTGACCGCAACATGAGCCCCTACCCGGCCACCGCTGCTGTGTTCCGGGCGGTGTTCAACATTGAGGTGCCGGAGGGGACCCGTTTCTCCTGTGATGATCTCAACTTTGTGGTGACTGGACGCACAACCCATGACACCGACACAGCGGACCGCCTCAGCCACATGGTCACCTGTGAAACGGTAGGCGCTGCCGCCAACAACTATGCCGGTCTGCTCATCCCTGTGGAGTATGTGGACGGCTTGACGCTGGCAGAGCTGGTGGAGCTGCTTATCCCCGGAGATGACCCGGAGGACACTGAGATTTTCCGCCAGCGTGTGCTTGACAGTTTCCAGTCCCAGGCTTTTGGCGGCAACCAGGTTGACTATACCGAAAAGGTGCGGGCCATCGCAGGTGTTGGCGCAGTCAAGGTGCATCCCGTCTGGAATGGGGATATTTCCCCGGCAAGCCTCATCCCCAATGATGCGGTCACTGCATGGTATGAGGCCGCTGTGGGCTCTCTGAGCGCCCCTGTGGCCGCTTGGCTGACGGCCATATACACAGCCGCCCTCAACCGCAAACTCACTGTTGGCGGCACCGTGCGGCTTGTTATCCTGGCATCCAACAATGCGGTGCCGTCTGACACGCTGCTGGATGAAATCCAGACCACCGTTGACCCCACCCAAAACTCCGGGGAGGGCCTTGGCTTGGCACCCATTGGCCATGTTGTCAGTGTGGTGGGCGTAAATGCTGAAACGGTCAACCTCTCCTTTACCCTCTCTTATGAGGCGGGCTGGGATTGGGAGGCCGCCAAGAGCTATGTGGAGGCCACCATTGATGGCTACTTTGCAGAGCTGGCGGAGAGCTGGGCCACCACAGATCACTTGACGGTGCGTATCTCTCAGATTGAGAGCCGCATTTTGGCTGAGTGTTCCGCTGTGGTCAATGACATCTCCAACACCAAGATCAACGGGGCGGCCCAAAACCTTGCTCTGGATGCAGACAGCATCCCTGTGAGGGGGGCTGTCAATGGATAGGCAGCTCCTCAATTATCTCCCGCCCGTGCTCAGAGAGGTGCTGGAGTTTCAAGCAATTAACATGGCCAATGAGCCGGAAATCTCCGCAGCGTGGGACGCTCTGGACCGGCTCATGGCCAATCAGTTTTTGGACACCGCAGACAGCGCCGGTGTGTCCGTCTGGGAGCAGGAGCTCCGCATCCGCCCCAAGGGCACTGACACGCTGGAGGCCAGAAAGGTCCGCATCAAGTCCATGTGGAACTTGGAATTGCCGTACACCATCATCTGGCTCCGGCAGTGGCTTGCTGCTGTTGCGGAGGGTCTGCCTTATGAGGCTAAAGTCCGGGATGGCTACACGCTTGACATCCTCACCCAGTGGGACAAGGATGGCCAGGTGGAGAGCATCAAAAACCTGTTGGAGCAGGGCATCATCCCCTCCAACATTTTGGTCAACTCTCAAAACACCATCAACTGCAATGTGGACAGCCCGCACAATGTGGCCACTGGCCTGGTGCTGTGTGACTGCCTCTACATATCTGACAGCGGCAACCAAAACATCTCTCTGGAGATGCCCGCAGTGCTGGCGGCTGGGCTTGTTATGGCGGACCACATTGAGATCACTGACTAAGAAAGGAAGTTTTCAAAATGGCACAGTTTAGAACAATGATTTTGACTGACCGGGGCCGCAATCTCATCTCCAAGATTATTGCGGGCTCCTCCGGCGTGGCGTTCACCAAGGTGGCTCTGAGCTCTCAGAGCTACGCTGACGGTAACATCCCCGCCTTGACCGCCCTGGGCTCCGTCAAGCAGACGGTGGAGGTATCCCGTGTCACCAAACTCAGCACCGCCGCCGTCAAGATTGAGGCGGCCATTGACAACACCAAGATCACGGAGGGCTACACCCTCAACTCCATCGGCCTGTACGCCGTGGACCCCGACCTGGGAGAAATCCTCTATGGTGTTTCCGGCGCTGCTGTGGCGGGCTATGTCCCGGCCTATAACGGCGTGACCGTTTCCGGCATTTATATCAATCTGACCACCAGCGTGTCCAATGCGGACAATGTGAGCCTGGTGGTCAATCCTGCGGCCACCGCAACCATTGCGGACATCCAGAGCTTGCAGGAGCAAATCTCTGATCTGCAAGCCTTTATTGGCTACACGGATGACACCATCTTTGGTGTTGAGGTAGACCTCAAAAACAAGGCTTTCACCCGTCTGGCCGGTGCCGTGGGCAAGACCGCCGGTGCCGCCTTTGATGCGGTCAAGGCCTTTGGTGGCCGTAAGCGCTGCAACCTCACCAATGATGGTGTGGTGGTGGCCTACCACGGTGATGTGGGCTACTCTGAAACCGGCAAGCTGACCATGGCCGTCACTCTGGGTGAGGGTGAGGCCGCAGTCACCTACAATGCGGGCACCATCGTGCAGGTCATGGTGGAGCAGCCCCGTTTCTACTACAAGGTGGTGCCTCTGGAGGTTGAAAAGATCGCAGACGGCGATGGCTGGCACATGAGAAAGGCCCGCTATTATGTCAGCGATACTCCCCACACCGGCTTTAAGCTGCACCCCGCTTTCATCGTGAATGGCGTGGAAAAGGACAAGATTTACCTGTCCGCCTATGAGGCCTCCCTGTATGACACCTCTGCCGGTGCCTACATCCTCAATGACAACCAGGTGGCAGACTTCTCCGCTGATATGCTGGCCAGTATCGCCAACGCCAAGCCCATCTCCGGCTTGACCCAGAATTTGACCCGTGCCAACACCAGAGCCTTGGCCCACAACCGTGGCGCTGGTTGGGAGCAGATGTATTGTGCCACGGCCTCTGCCACCCAGATGCTCATGCTCATTGAGTATGCCACTCTGAACATGCAGACCGCCATTGGCTCCGGCGCTGTCAACAAGGCCGATGACGGAGCCAGCAACATGGCGGAGCCCTCTGGTGCGACCACCAACCTTGGCAACGCCTCCGGCACTGCTGTCAACACCAACGGCATCCAGTTTGTCACCTATCGTGGTGAGGAAAACCTCTGGGGCAACATCTGGGGCTGGGTGGATGGTATGAACATCAACGCCAACGGCATCCACAAGCTCTATGTGGCTGACCATGATTTTGCGGACCGCAAGATGGATGACCACTACATGGACACCGGCCTCACTCTGGCCAAGGCCAACGGTTACATCTCCGCCTTTGGTTACAATGAGCCCTTTGACTGGCTGTTTGTGACCACTGAGGTGGCGGGCAACAGCTCCGTCCCTGTGGGTGATTATTTCTATCAGAATTACACCTATGCAGATGTGATGGTTGCTCTACTTGGCGGGTATTGGATCGATGGCAGCGCTGCGGGTCCTTTCTACTGGGCTGTGTACCACACTCCTGCTGCTCGCGGTCGGGACTTCGGCGGCCGCCCGGTGTATATCCCCCAGGCCTAACAACTAATTGAATATTTTGGGCAAGTGTGCGCCGATTAAAACCAAATTGCAGCTTTGCGGCTTTGCTCCTTTGCTGTTGCTCTACTTGGCGGGAATTGGAACAATGGCAGCAATGCGGGTCCTTTCAACTGGAATGTGAACAACACTCCTGCTAATCGCAATCGGAACATCGGCGGCCACCCAGTGCATGCAAAATGATAAAGATATTATTACCGTGGACGCACTTGCCCTGCCTCTTGGCAAAACACCACAACAAATGACCTGTGCTGGTAGGCGGCAACGCTCGAAAGCCCAGGAAGTTGCATACACCGAAAGGACATAACCCCATGAAAAGATACGGGCATCTTTTTGAGCAGGTCTGCTCTATGGAAAATCTGCGACTGGCTCACAAAAATGCAAGAAAGGGCAAGTCATGGTATGCGGAGATCAAGGAGGTATCTGAGCATGAGGAGGAATACCTCACGGCTCTCCGCAACATGCTGCTCAACAAAACCTATGACACCTCTGAATACATCGTATTCATGCGGCGTGAGGGCCGCAAGGACCGGCAGATATACAAGCTGCCGTACTACCCGGACCGCATTTGTCAGTGGGCTCTCATCCAGATCATAGAGCCCTACCTCCTCAAGCAGCTCATGTCCTGCACCTATTCTGCCATACCCGGCAGAGGCATCCACCAGGCGGTAAAGCATATCCATGCGGCCATCAAAAAGGACCCCAAGGGCATGCAGTATTGCCTCAAGCTGGATGTGAGCAAATACTACCCATCCATTGACCACACGGTGCTCAAGCAAAAGCTGCGCCGCCTGTTCAAAGACCCGGACCTGCTCTGGCTGCTGGATGAGATCATTGACAGCACGCCGGGCAATGTGGGCATCCCTATTGGCAATTACTTCTCACAGTATGCGGGCAATTTCTATCTGTCCTCTTTTGACCACTGGATAAAGGAGGTCAAGAGGGTCAAGCACTATTTCCGCTACATGGATGACATCTGCATCTTTGCCGATAACAAGGAGGACCTGCACGCCATTTTCCTGGAGGTCCGTGACTATCTGGAGCGGGAGCTCCACCTCACCATCAAAGCCAACTGGCAGGTGTTCCCCACCTTTGTCCGGGGCCTTGACTTTGTTGGTTATCGGTTTTTTCAAGACTACACTCTGCTGAGGAAATCCACCTGCCAGCAATTCAAGCGCAAGATGCTGAACATTGCCCGGAAAATCCGGCAGCATATTGAGATGACCTTTTCAGAGTGGTGCGCCATCAATTCATACAAGGGCTGGCCGATCTGGTGCGACGGCTACCGGCTGGCCCAAAAGTACATTGCTCCCATACAACCGTATGCGGAGCAATTTTACATCCAACATGTAAAAGGAAAGGCAGGTATTGTGACATGATCGACCATGGACGAGTGAGGAGCACGGTCTGCCCCCAGCCTATGGTGACGGATGAGCTGAGTGTGTGGAAACACACCAACATCACCCCTGTCACCGAAAATGAGGGCACTGACATGGAGTTTGTGGGCTATGAGTTTAACATGGTCCAGTACACCAAGGATGAGTACATCCTGGCGCAAGCGGAGGAAAACGCCGCTTTGCAGAATAGGCTCCAGGCCACAGAGGAGCAGTTGACGGACACGCAGCTTGCTCTCTGTGATGTATATGAGCTCCTGGTGGGAGGTGACGCATAATGGCCAAGGTATATGCTGATCTCATCGAAAAGGGGCTCAAGACCATTGATGATGTACCCGCCAGCCTCCGCCCGGAGGTTGAGGCCATCCTGGAGGAGCGTGCCAATGTGTAAGCTCAAGGAGTGGGTGCTCAAAATCCTGTTGAGAAAGGAGGTAGAGGTCATGGCTGTTGTTTACGCTACCCTTATCATCAAGGGCCGCAAGACGCTGGACCAGGTGCCGGCTCTTATCAGACCCCAGGTGGTGGAAATCCTGGCAGACCTTGAGGTGGAGGTCTAACACCACCAAAACATAGAGGGCGCACGGCTTTATGCGGTGCGCCCTCTGTGCATCTATGCGTGTAAAGGAGATCAAAACACATGGTGATAGAAATTACCCTTGCAGGGCTCATCACCCTGCTGGGCATCCCCACTGCAATCACGGCTTTCTGCTCCTGGAAACTCCAGCGGCGCATCATTAAGCGTGAGGAGGCCCAAGAGGCCAGGGAGAGAGCCCGTGAGAAAAATGAGGTGCTGATTATCCGCAGCACCGGCGCAGCCATTGCACTGGGTGAGGCCACAGCAGAGGCGTTGAAAAATGGCCACTGCAACGGTGAGATGGAGGCCGCCCTGGAATACGCCCGCAAAGTCAAGCATGAGCAGAAAGACTTTTTGACGGAGCAGGGTGTCCACGCCTTGTATTGAGGAGGGTGAGCAGGATGGAGTTTTCCAAGAAAATGCTTGTGCTGCACATCTGCCTCTCCGTCCTGCTTTGCCTGGTCACCATTATTGGCACGCTGACAGATCACGATGTCAACGCCATAGCTGTGCTGGCCGGTACATCCTTTGTGACGGACGGGGCGTGGGGCGGTTTTTACTACTGGAAATCCAAAAACGAAAACCGGGACAAAGACGCCCAGCGTTTCATCAACCGTTTTGCGGATAAATACGGGGCGGACACCGCCCTCCGCATTGCGGAAATTGTACTCAAAGACTAAGGAGGACCCAAATGGCAAAAATGAAAGCACGGGCCTTGGTTGACAAGGCCGTGGACATTGCAAAAAATCACAAGACCCTGTATGTGATGGGCTGTTTTGGTGCGCCGCTGACCGGCGGAAATGTCACCCGCTACTGTTCCAATCATACCTACAACAAAGCTGCTGACCGCACGGCCATGATTAAGGCCGCCGCCAATCAGAGCCCCCCTGTGTACGGCTTTGACTGTGTGTGTCTTATCAAGGGCATCCTGTGGGGCTGGAGCGGCAACCCCAGCGCAACCTACGGCGGCGCAAAGTACGCCTCCAACGGCGTGCAGGACATCGGCGCTGACCAGACCATCAAGGTGTGCACCGGCGTGACCACCGATTTCTCCAGCATCACGCTGGGTGAGGCGGTCTGGTGCTCCGGCCACATCGGCATCTACATTGGTGACGGTCTGGCGGTGGAGTGCACCCCCAAGTGGGAGAACAAGGTGCAGATCACCGCTGTGGCCAACATGGGCGCAAAGCCCGGCTATAATGCCCGCACCTGGACCAAGCATGGCAAGCTGCCTTGGGTGGACTACGCTGATGAGGTGAACACCGCCCCCACCGTCAAGGTGACCGGCACTGCAAGCACCGGCTCTGCTGCCGATGAAAAGACCATCTGGGATTTTCTCAAGGGCAAGGGCCTCAATGACTTTGCTGTGGCCGGTATCATGGGCAACATCTATGCGGAGAGTGGGCTGCGCTCCAACAACCTCCAGAATAGCTATGAGAAATCCCTGGGCCATACGGATGCAACCTACACCGCCGCTGTGGACAATGGCAGCTATTCCAATTTTGCCAATGACAGCGCCGGATATGGCCTGTGTCAGTGGACCTATCACACCCGCAAGGCGGCGCTGCTCAAGTACGCCCAGGCAGCCAAAAAGTCCATTGCTGATCTGGCCACTCAGTTGGCCTTTATGTGGGATGAGCTCCAGGGCTACTCCAAGGTGATGGCCACGCTGAAAGCGGCCACATCTGTGCAGGAGGCATCCAACGCCTTTATGGTGAGCTATGAAAACCCCGCCGACCAGAGCACCAGCGCCAAGGCCAAGCGTGCCAGCTACGGTGAGAAGTATTACAGCAAGTATGCCTCCACCGCTCCTGCCAAGCCCAGCACCGGCGCATCTGCGGTGGCCACCACGCTGCCGGACATCGGCACTGAGGTGGATTTCAAAGGCACCAAGCACTTTGTGAGCTCCAACAGCACCAACCCCAAGAGCTGCAAGCCTGGCAGGGCCAAGGTCACAGCGCTGGCCAAGAACGGCAAGCACCCTGTGCACCTCATCCGCACCTCCGGTGGCGGCTCCACTGTCTATGGCTGGGTGGACTTGGCCGACATCTCCACCGCTCCTGCGGCAGAGCTGCGGACCCACAAGGTGGTGAGGGGTGACACCCTCTGGGGTATTGCCCAAAAATACCTTGGCAACGGCAACCGTTACAAGGAGATTATGGAGCTCAATGGGCTCAAGTCCAGCACCATCTACGCCGGGCAGGTTTTCAAAATCCCGGCTAAATAAGAGAGGAGAAAAAGAACATGGAACACATTTTTGACTGGTCCCTTATTCTCAGCATCGTGGGTGTGTTGGTGGTCATCACCAACATCATTGTGCAGGTGCTCAAAAAGCTCACCTGGGACAAGCTGCCCACCAACATCCTGGCCACGCTGGTGGCCCTGTTGCTGACCCTGGCGGCGTTCTTTGCGTACTGCCAGATCAAGAGCATCACGGTGGTCTGGTACATGGTAGCTGCTGCCGTTGTGTTGGGCTTTTTCGTGGCCTACGCCGCAATGTTTGGCTTTGATAAACTGAAAGAGGCCATCATGCAGTTGCAGAAAAAGGACTAAATAACTATGTCCAGACGGGGCAGGGCGGAGTATAAGCAACTCCAGCAGCTCCGTGATAACATATCCAAGCTCCAAAGCGCTGATAT